CTGATTTCAATTGGTTGAACCTAATGGTTTACCGCGGCGTGGGTGTACGCTATTGAGGACTGGTGATACTCAATAGTGTCCACGCGGAGGTGCCCAGTCTTGGGTGGTTAAGGAGGTATCAGGGTCTCGGCTAGCATGGAGTTAGTTACGGGCTGATGCTGAATGATGCCATTTGAGATTTCTGGCACGACATGGTCCCCGCTCGTTTGGCCTTTTGCAAATATCATTGGTGAGCCACAAATGTTTATGGTTGTGGTAGCATCCAATGACCGTGCAACTGGATTCTTGCTGCTAAACGGGTGTAATGCAAGACCCAACACTATGTCACAAACACAAAACTCCAACAACAACGTGCCTCTCGCTATTAATGGTAAGGACCACGGCGAGAAAAGAAATAAGAAGTTAATTAATTTACCTGAATTGTCTAATATGGTATTAAAAAGATATGTTTTAAATTCAGGTAAATATTTGCCTGCTGTTATGGAAGTTGATATTGAAATGTTAAATTACGCTACCCTTAAGATGATGGGGGCTGAACGAACTTCCACCACCATGAAAAACCTGTTGGAATCATTGCGGAGCTATTCAACGCGTCATTCTTTAGCTTCAACTGATATTGAAGTTGAAGTTTTGGGATGCGCTTGTTATGCTTTTGCTAATGATAGGTGTGAGCAGGATTTATATAGGCGTGTATATTTTAATAAACTGTCATATTATTTAACCTCTAACTTGAAGAATTTAGACTTCTCCGTTTATAGGTTGAAATATGACTTTGTTATTAAGTTAATATTATTGTTGGTTTATGCCTTAATTCGGTATAATTGGACTTTATGGTTAGTAGGTTGCATTGTTTCACTAGTATTACGTGTTGTAGTAATTTTGTTAAATTATTGTGAAATCGTTGCTCTATTAACTATAATTTTAATTTATATGTTGAGGAAATATTCGGGTCATTTTAAAAAGAAATGGCCATTTGGGTCGTGGGGTGGTGATGGTAATGACGATGATGATGATGATGATGATCACAAACCATACCAAATAAACGGTCCTGTTATAAACAGTGAGTTTGATCAGCACTGTTTAAATCGATTGTTTAACCCCATTCAGAGCAAATCTGAGACGATTGCTAACGTATGCCCAGACAATTGCGGTGGGTATTGTGAAATCGGTGTTGCTAATCAGAAGCTATATGAATCAATTAAAGAACAGCGTAGGATTAGTGAGCCCGATATAATGGAAAGAAAGTATGGATCATCTAGATTAAATGTTGATGATTACACTTATTTAGATGGTACGGACATCAAGTTACCTGTAAACCAACATTTGGTTGTGGAACGGAGGCCAACCAAATTTGATGTTGCGATTAAAGATCATATACAATCGCATGTTGGTACGACTGATTTACTGGAAACCCTTGAGTCCGTTTCGTACACATCACCTAGTGTTCTTGAATCTGATGGTTGTGTGCACTTTGATAAGGTACAGTATACAGGGTCGATTAAACCAGTTCCTACGGGCTGCACTGTTAAAAGTCGCAGCTGTAAGGAACCTAGCTTTAATAAATTTAGGTTGGTCGGTCCTGCATACATGGGAATACTTCCGGGCGTTCATTTAAATAATAAGAGTAATGAACGCGCGTCTTTGACCTCTAGGCATTTGAAAAATAATGATGGTAGGAATTGTGATAAAGATGAATTCTTGCCTAAGTGGTCTAAGGCCGCTCGGTTAGCATATGATGCAATTGAGCCCGCTGAAGTTAAGAAATGTAGTATGGATGATTGGATTGAAACCCAACCACCCAATAAAAGGAAAGATTTAATTAAGTATCGTGGTCATGCTATTAATATGAATTTTACTAATGAAAATGACCATGATCGATCTTTCTTTATTAAGACCGAGTTGCTTATCCCAACTAAGAAGAAACCAATTCACAAGAAGGTGCCTCGGGGCATACAGGGACTCAAAAAGGCTGTTGCCAATTTATGTTTGGGTCCCTTTATGACCGAAGTCGCTAAGTCTTGTAAGAGGGAGATGAAGCAACCATACAAACGTGTGCACATTACTAGTGGTAGCACCCCTGATCAAATTGGGGAATGGTACCATTATATGCGTGAGAATGGTTATACTATTTTTGAAGATGATTTTTCTGAATATGATTCCACGCAAGGGCGTGGTGCCTGGTATTGTGAGAATTTGTTGTATAGACAATATCAACCAGACACCAAGGTTAAAAATGCCCTAAACCGTCAGACTAACACCAAGGGCTATGGTAAGTATCATAGTTATACCTGCCCATACACTCGTAAGAGTGGTGATCAAAATACATCTCTGGGAAATTCATTCATTAATGCATCCGTTCATTGTTATGCTTTGAACGAGATGGGAATTAATGACTATTTTATGTTAGTGATTGGTGATGACAATATATTAGCTGTTAAGAGTCCACCAGCTGATTTTGTCAAAATAATGCAAGAAATTGTGGATTCCTTTGGATTGGTGAGCAAATTAAGTAAAAATGATGTACCATCCTATTGTTCTGCTAATTTTATACCGGTGTTAAGAAATGGCAAGCCAACACATTTACTGGTGCCTAATTTGTTTAGGTACTTAGCTAAGTGTGGTTGGACTGCTGGTACTCTTGGTAAGAATGAGACACCAATTAGCAGAATGAAAGGAAATTGTTTATCAACCCCTAGTATACAGTTTGTCCCTATATTGCGCGTATTTTATGATTATTATTGTGGCACTAATGTAGTAGCCACGTTTGATAAACGCAATGAATATTCAGTCCATAGCAACAAATTTAATGTTGATGAATTTGCTGCTAATGACCAAACGCTTTCTTGGTTTAGGGCTACTTATGGGATGACTAATGAAGCGATTCAAGAAATTGAATCGTTCTTAAAAAAGCATTTGCAAGATTCAAATGGAATGCCCTCGGCCTGGGGGCATCCATTGATTGCGAATGCTTATTCTTTACACGACCCTTAAATGGGTAAGCCGCAGCAAAGGGCGGCTTTAGTGGGGCACAGGCCAGTAATTTGTTTAAAAATTATGCCAAAACGAAATAATAATAATAATGCGCCTAAGGCGAAAAATACGAAAGCGAAAAGGCGTCGTAACAGACGTCGTAGAAATCAACTTAACCGGTTTGCACCTTCTCTTGGTGAAAGCATCGGTGGGTATTTTGGACCCATCGGTGCTCGAATTGGGAAGGGTGTAGGCCGATTTTTGGGTTCTGTAACAGGGTTTGGGGATTATAAAGTTAATTCCAATTCTCTGATGCAAAACCAAGTGCCTGTGTTTGCTAGTAGCCATGAAGTGACTACTATTAAACACAGAGAATTTATACGTGATATTAATGGAACCGTTAATTTTACTTTGCAATCATTTCCGATTAATCCTGGTATGCGTACAACATTTCCATGGTTGTCAAATGTTGCTAAAAATTATGACCAATACCGGTTCAGGGGTGTTTTGTTTGAGTTCAAAACAACCTCTGGTACTGCTGTTGGGTCAACCAATACTGCTCTTGGTACGGTTATCATGGCCACTGATTACAATGCAGAAGAAGGATCTTTTCCTAGTAAACAATCTATGGAAGCTTCCCAATTTGCTTGTTCCAGTGTTCCATCTATGAGCTTAATACATCCGATAGAGTGTGCTGTAACACAAACTGTATTGCCGTTGAACTATGTTAGAAGTGAGCCACCATCATCAACTGAAGATCTTCGGTTGTATGATCTTGGTAACTTCCAAATAGCTACAACTGGTATGCAGTCTGGTGTCACTACTATTGGTGAGTTATGGGTTTCATATGACGTTGAGTTGTATAAACCCGTGATTGAAACTACCACTTTGTTCCACTACGCACACGTTGTTGAAGATGCTAAAGGTACAGCTACAGCTGCTGCGCCTTTAGGCAGTGCGGGTAGGTACATAAGTGGTACTGTTGAAGTGTCTCCAATAACTGGGGCTGCCTTTGGGCTACCCAATATTGGAACGTATATTGTGTGTGTGGATTGTAAAGGCGGTACTCTGTCCAGTCAAATAGGTCTTAGTTCTGGTGCCAATATTGTCGCTGGAAGTAACATCTTTTCTGGGCAGGCTACCACCTTTATTCGTTCACAAGACGCCACATCTGCAATATACTTTTCTGTTTGTCAAGTAACCAATAATGGTTATACTTCTGCGAACTTGACAACAATAGCTGGACCAACAGGCTTAACATCAGGTAATACTGATGTTATGATTTTTGAAGTTCCTTCCAGTATTGCATATTCAAAGGAAAAATTGTTGCAATACTTTAATCATTTTAAAGACGATTTTGATGAAAAGAAATCTTTTACGTCTTTAGTATTCCCTTAGTGGACCACAT